CAAAAGGATTACCCTGATGTTTCATTTGAGGCATTCCTAGCAAAAGAAAATGGCTCTGTTTCTAGAGTACGTTAATAAAAAGGTGATATATAATAAGTATTGAAAAGGATATATTATGAAAGAACTTGATCGTATATTAGAAGAATGGGCAGAGGACTGCAAAATAGATAATGTTCACTTGGATGAGACCTCTCGCAAAACTCCCGTATTACATTCTAAATATTTAAGCCTCTTATCACAGGCAAAAATACAGCACAGAAAATGTGAATTTAAACAAAAAACACTATTAAAAGAAAAATGGTTATGGTACAATGGTAAAATGAGCCATGAAGAAATACTTGAAAAAGGATGGGATCCGGATCCCTTTAATGGATTAAAAGTTTTAAAAGGTGATATGGAATACTATTATGACTCAGATCCTGAAATACAAAAATCAGAGGAACTACTTCAATATTGGAAAACAATAATGGATACGTTAACTGAAATAGTAAGTAATTTAAATTGGCGACATCAAACTATAGGAAATATGATCCGTTGGAAACAATTCGAATCAGGAAGTTAAATCACGCTAATTTACATCTAGAGTGTGATCATGGAGTAGCGGCAGAAGTCAGAGAATTTTTTACCTTTGAGGTTCCTGGTGCCAGATATATGCCAGCTTTTAAGCGCAAAGTATGGGATGGTAAAATTAGATTATTTGATGCTAATAGTGGATTTTTACCAGCTGGATTAATTCAGCACCTTGTTGCCTTTTGTAATGATCACAAATATGAAATTGAACAGATTAAAACAAAATATGGTTTACCATATGAACGTAGTGATATAAAAGGTAAAAATCTTATTGATTTTGTAGAAGGATTAAAACTACCATTTAAAATTAGAGAATATCAGTTTATAGGTATTATGGAGGCCTTAAAACGAAAAAGAGGTATTTTAATTTCACCAACGGGTTCTGGTAAATCTTTAATCATTTATGTACTGGTTAGGTATTGGTTACAAATTTTAGCAAATAGCGTGAGGTATCCACACGCTGGACGAGTATTGGTTATTGTTCCTACAACGGGATTGGTAGAACAAATGTATGGTGATTTTAAATCATACGGCCAGGACGAGCTCGATATGCATAGAATTTATTCCGGTAAAGATAAGAATTTTGATGCCAACATTTGTATTTCAACATGGCAATCAATTTATAAAATGCCAAAAATTTGGTATGATCAATTTGGTATGGTTATTGGTGATGAGTGTCACGGATTTAAATCTAAATCTCTTATGAACATAATGAATAAGGCAACTGAGGCTGCGTACAGATATGGAACGACCGGAACTTTGGATGGAACTCAAACCCATGAACTTGTACTTCAAGGGTTATTTGGTAAAATTTATAGAGTGACTACGACAAAAACCTTACAGGATAAGGACGTATTGGCGCAATTACATATTAAACGACTTATTTTGGATTATAGTGAAAAGGAACGACTGGATTTTGGTCAACCAGACTATATGGGCGAAATTGATTTTATTGTCGGATATCAAAAACGAAATAATTTTATAGCAAATCTAGCAGTTGATTTAAATGGTAATTCATTAGTGTTATTTAATTATGTTGAAAAACATGGTAAACCACTTTTTGAATTAATAAATAATAAAGTAGATGAAAAAAGAAAAGTATTTTTTGTATCCGGTGAGGTTGCCACATCTGATAGAGAGGCAATTCGTAAAATAGTAGAAAAACAAAAAAATGCCATTATTGTTGCTTCTTTAGGTACATTTTCCACTGGTATAAATATTAGGAATTTACATAATATCATATTTGCATCACCTAGTAAAAGTCAAATCAGGGTCCTACAATCAATTGGACGAGGATTAAGAAAATCAGATAATAACGAGCCAACGATGCTTTATGATATTATAGATAATTTGTACATTAATAAAAGGAAAAATTTTGCTCTCATTCATTCTGAGGAAAGATTAAAAATATATGAAAAAGAACAATTTACCAACGAAAGTCATAGGATAAAAATATGAATACGTTACCTAGAATTAAACAATTTAAGTTAACCAACAATGATGAAATTGTATGTGAAGTTTTGGAATACGATAGTCCAGAAAATGCTGCTATTATAATGCGCGGTGCATTACGCGTTATTGAAACCATGGACTGGGATAAAGGTGTGCGTTTCTTTGGATTTAAACCATGGTTAACATTTGGTGATGACCCAGCTATATTGTACACTTTAAATTCAACACATATCATTGGCGAGGTTACACCAGGTAAAAAACTATTAGGATTTTATGCTGAAACTATAAAAGATTTAAAAAGATCCTTGGCAAAAAGAAAAAGTGTTGATGTAAATGTTAATCATCTAGAAGATGCTATCGATACTATGTCAGATGAAGAATTAGATGATTACCTTGACTCAAAAATGATTGGAGATAATGATATCCTTGACCCGGATATTACTAAGGATTCTAGTGGTGGTGGAAAGATTTTAAAATTCCCAAGTAATATTACCAAACATTAAATGGTATACCATCCTCCCTCAACACTACTCTATTATTATATCATATATCTCAGTCTTGTAAACAACTAAATTTTAGTTTTAATACAAAATATAAATGTATACAAGACAGTAAAAGTTTGATATAATATAACTATATTATTAAAAGGAGGCTTTTGTGAAAAAAAGATCTATACATTATGTGAATAATGCCGATTTTTCCCAAGCTGTAGTTAGTTATGTAATGACGGCAAATACTGCCAAAAAAGACGATACGAATATACCTAAAGTGCCAGACTATGTAGCACAGTGTTTTTTAAAAATTGCTGAAGGTTTGTCACATAAGTCAAATTTTATACGATATACTTATCGAGAAGAAATGGTGATGGACGGTGTTGAAAATTGTTTAAAGGCAATAAGTAATTATAATATAGAGGCAGCAACAAGAACAGGCAAACCTAATGCCTTTGCCTATTTTACACAAATTATTTGGTTTGCGTTTTTACGAAGAATTGCAAAAGAGAAAAAACAACAAGACATCAAAGTAAAGTATATTAACAATTCTGGTATTGAGGAATTTCTAAATAATGAATTAGGTGAAGCAAATTCAAAGGCAGTAATATCATCGTTTGTTGATACCTTAAAGGAAAGAATTGATAAAGTAAAAATGGTTGATACTGAAATTAAACATTTTAAAAAAGTGGAAAAACAAAAGGCAAAAAGAATTAAAACAGTTGATTCGGATTTGAGTGAATTTTTATAATGAAAATAGCAATATTAAATGATACCCATTGTGGTATTCGTAACTCTTCTCAGATATTTTTGGATAATGCAGAAAAGTTTTATTCAGAAGTATTCTTTCCTAAATGTGAAGAGGAAGGTGTTACACAAATTTTACATCTTGGTGATTATTATGACCACCGCAAATATGTAAACTTTAAGGCTTTAAATCACAATCGTAAAACATTCTTAAATGAATTAAGAAATCGTGGTATGTCAATGGATATTATTCCTGGTAACCATGATACATTTTATAAAAATACCAACGATTTAAATAGTTTAAAAGAGTTACTTGGTCATTATATGAATGAGGTTAATATCGTTATGGAACCTACTGTAATGCAATATGATTCCTTAAAAATTGGTTTATTGCCTTGGATATGTCCAGATAATTATGATAAGTCGATGGACTTTATTAATAATTGTAAGGCTGATTGGTTAGGAGCTCATTTGGAATTAACTGGGTTTGAATTAATGCCAGGTATAGCTTGCTCTCACGGTATGAGTAAAGATCTATTTAAAAGATTTGAAATGGTTCTTACAGGACATTTTCATATGAGTTCTAGACAAGATAATATTTGGTATCTTGGTAGTCAAATGGAATTTTTTTGGTCTGATGCCGATGATAAAAAATATTTCCATATTATTGATACCGAAACAAGAGAGATCCAGGCCGTTCATAATCCACACATTTTATTTAAAAAAATTGTTTACAATGACACAGAAATGGATTATAATAATTATATTACAAATGATTTGGAGGGAAAATTTATTAAAGTTGTTGTAATAAACAAAACCGATTCATTTTCCTTTGACCGATTTATTGATCGAATACAAAATGAAAAAATTCACGAATTAAAAATAGCAGAAAATTTTAATGAATTTGTTGGTACAGAAATTGATGATGAAGCTTTACAAGAAATAAATGATACACCAAAACTTGTCGATTCATATATTGATGCAGTTGATACCGATTTGGATAAAGATATTATTAAATCTAAAATGCGTGAACTAATGACACAAGCCCAAGCCCTGGAAATTGCATGATTATATTTAAAACTATCCGGTATAAAAACTTTTTATCAACCGGCAATACATTTACCGAAGTTAATTTAACCAAAAGTAAATCTACTTTGGTTGTAGGTCAAAATGGTGCAGGTAAATCAACCATGTTGGATGCTCTTGCTTTTGCCTTATTTGGTAAACCACATAGGAATATAAGTAAATCACAATTAGTGAATTCTATAAATCAGAAGGATTGTTTGGTTGAGGTTGAATTTACTATAGGCTCTTCAAATTTTAAAATTTGCCGAGGTATTAAACCAGGTATTTTTGAAATTTGGAAAAATGGTGCAATGATAAATCAATCATCACATGTAAAAGAATATCAAAAAATATTGGAAACAAATATTTTAAAAATAAATCATAAATCATTTCACCAGGTTGTTGTTCTAGGTTCCTCATCATTTATACCCTTTATGCAATTACAGCAAGGTAACAGAAG